CGGGAGCGCGAAGCCGCCGCCCGCGAAGCCGAGGCCGCTGCCCGCCGCGGGGGGCGCGCCGGAGATGCCGCGGCGCGCCGCCTTGCCGAGAGAGACCTTGCCTCTGAGGAACGTGGCAACGCTGCCGCCATCCGTGAACTCGAGCAGGCGCTGCGGTCTGTCGAGACGCCGCTTGAGCGTCACCATCGGCAGATCGTTGAACTTTCCGAGTTGGAGGACCGGCTTCGCGAGGCTGGCTCGCCGCTCGACCCGGCCGACTATGACCGGCTTGTCGCTGGCTATGACGAGCAGTTGCGCCAGGCGGAATCCCGGACGTCCGGGCTGAACGACATGACGCGCGAGTTGGGGATGACCTTCAACAGCGCCTTTGAGGATGCGATTATCAAGGGCGAGGACTACCGCAAGGTGCTTCAGGGCGTAGCCGAGGACTTGGCGCGCATCATCGTGCGCCAGACGGTCGTGAAGCCGCTGGCGGATGCGGCCGGCACGGCGGTGAACGTCGGGGCACGCTTTGTGTCCGGGCTGTTCACCAGCGGCAGCGGTGCAGCCCCCACTACCGCCAGCGCCATGGGCAACGCCTTCCTCGGAGGGCGCCTGACCGCCTTCGCCGCCGGCGGCGTGGTCGATCGCGCCACGGTTCTGCCGATGGCCCTCATGGGCGAGGCCGGGCCGGAAGCGGTGATGCCGCTCGACCGCGACAGCCGCGGGCGGCTCGGCGTGCGCGCCAAAGGCAACGGTGGTGGGTCCATCACGCAGAACATCAACATCGATGCCCGCGGCGCCGATCCTTCCGTGGTGCCGCTGATCCGCGCCGCCATGGCCCAGGCGAAGGAAGCCGCGAAGGCCGAATTGCTCGCAGACATCAACCGCGGCGGGCGCGTGGCCCGTGCGGTCGGGAGGCGCGCTTGACCATCCTGACCTTCCCGACGCTCAGCCGCACGCCGTCCGGGGCTTCCTTCCGACTGCGCGGCAACACGCAGACCCACCGCAGCCCGTTGGACGGCACCACGCAGACGCTGGAAATGCCCGGCGCGGTTTGGGAGATCACCGTCTCCTGGGCAAGCCTTCCCGAAGCGGACTGGCGGGTGCTGTCCTCGTTCCTGGCCAATCTGCGCGGCCGGCAAGGCCGGTTCACATTCTCGCCGGCCATCTTCGCGCCGCGGCGCGGGACAGGCGCCGGAACGCCGGTCATCTTCGCAGCGAACGACACCGGCGCGGACATCTTCACGGCCGGATGGACCGCCCTGGCCGCCAACGTGTTCCGCGCTGGCGACTGGCTGTCCTACACCGACACCAATGGGCGCACCCGCCTGCACATGGCGACGGCTGACGTGACAGCCGGCGGCGGCGGCGGCGCCACGGTGCCGATCACGCCACCCGTGCGGGTGCCGGGCGCCGCGTCCGCGCCCATCGAAGTGGTCGTGCCCGTCGGGGTCTTCATGCTGCTCGAGGACGTCTCCCCCGACATGGAGATCCGCGCACCGCGGCTCGGTGGCGTGACGCTCAGCATGGTTGAGGCTCTGGTATGACCCGGCCTCTTTCGCCGGCAGTCGCTTCGGCCGTTGTGCAGGAGCAGGTGGCGCGCACGGTGGCGGTCGAGTTGGACTTCCCATCCGGCATTTCCCGGTGGAACGCCTCGCCTGCGACCATCACGATCAACGGCAACCCGTTTCTCGGGGTCGGCATCCTCGGCGGGATCAGCGTCACCGAGGAAAGCGCCGAGCTGCGCGCCTATGGGCTCACGCTCACGCTGTCAGGCATCCCGCGCGATGTCATCTCGCTGGCGCTGCTGCAAGGCTACCAGAACCGCCGCGGCACAGTTTGGGAAGTGCTGCTCGACCCTGATACGCACGTCCCCCTGGCCAGTCCGGTAGTCATCTTCCGCGGGCGCATGGACACGCTTGACGTGCAGCTTGGCGATACGGCCTCAATCCAGGTGACGCTGGAAAATCGCCTTGCCGACTGGGAGCGTCCGCGCATCCGGCGCTACACCGACGAGGACCAGCAGCAGGCGCAGCCGGGCGATACGGGGTTTCGCTTCGTGCCGGCGAGCGCGGAGAAAGAGATCATCTGGCCGAGCGGCGAGTATTTTTCATCGCGGGCGCGGCGATGAGGCGGGTTCGGTTCCACGACTGGCCCGAGCGTCTGGCGGAATTCGTGGAGGCGCGGCGCAACACGCCTTTCGAGTGGGGCGGCAACGACTGCTGCACGCTGGCGGCCGATGCGACTGTGGCGATTACCGGCGCCGATCCCTTCGCGGCGCATCGCGGGCGCTACAGCGACGAGGCGGGCGCTGATCAGGTTGTCGGATCGGATGGCCTGCCTCGGTTTGTCGAGCGGATCATGCGGGAATTCGGAGCCGAGGAAGTCCCGGTGGAAGGGGCGCAGCGCGGCGATTGGGCGCTGGTCATGGCGGGAAACATGCCGGTGGTCGGCGTGCATATCGGGAAGCATGTGATCGCGCCGGGGGTGCGTGGTCTGGCGTTCCTGCCGTTTCGCCGCGCCGAGCGCGCGTGGGGGATCTGACGCATGCCGGTCTTGGCTGTTGCAGCAGCGGGGGCGCTGGCCACGGCGGCTGCGTCGGCGGGGACTGTTGCCGCCCTGGGCGGCGTGGCCGCGGCCACAGCGTTCACTGTCGCCGGCGTCGCGGTCACTGTCGGCACGGTCGCGTCTGTGGTTGGTGCCGTGGTTGGCGCGCTCGTGGCCTATGCTGGCTCGGCGCTTCTGGCTTCCTCCGCGAAGAAGCCCAGCACGCAGCAGGCGGCGGCGGATGCCCGCGCCACCATTCGCAGCAGCGTCGAGCCTCGCCGCATCGTCTACGGCCGCGCGCGCGTGTCCGGGCCGATCGTCTATGCCGCCAGCGAGGGCTACCAGAGGGAAAACCTGCACCTGGTCATCCCCCTGGCGGGCCACACGTCCGAAGGCTGGGGCGCGATCTTCCTGAATGACCAGATCATCACCCCGGCCGATGTCACGCCCGGCGGGAACGAGGTCGTCTCCGGCCCCTTCGCCGGCAAGGTGTTCATCTTCTTCTATGACGGCACGCAGACGGAGGCTTCCGGCTTCCTGTCGCAGGTGAGCCCCGATGGCTGGGGCGCGTCCGACAAGCTGCTTGGCGTGACCTATCTGCACATCATGCTTCGCTATGACCCGGACGTGTTCCGCAATGGCGTCCCGAATGTCAGCGTGGAGTTGATCGGCAAGAACGACATCTATGACCCCCGCTATGGCACGCGCAGCCATCGCGAGAATTGGTCGCTGGTCATCCTGGATTACCTGCGCGCGCCGTTCGGGCTGGCCTGCGAAGACGACGAAATCGACTTCGACAGCTTCATGACCGCGGCGAACATCTCGGACGAGCAGGTGGCGGTCAACGACGCCGGCACCGTCACGCAGGCGCGATACACCCTCAACGGCACGTTTCAGCTTGACCGCACGCCGCTTGAAGTCGTCGAGGAAATGGTGGCCGCCGGCGGCGGGGCGCTGGTCTATGTCCAGGGCAAGTATCGGCTCTATGCCGGCGCCTATGTCGCCCCTGAAGTGACCATCACGGCGTCCGATTTGGCCGGGCCGCTGGAACTGGTCACCACCCCGCCGCGGCGCGAGCGGTTCAACGCCATTCGCGGAAGCTATATCGCCCCCTTCCGGTCCTGGCAGGCGGCCGAATTCCCGATGGTGGTGGACCAGGCCGGCGTCGCGGAGGACGGCGAGCAGATCGTGCGCGACCTTGACCTGGTGTGGATCAAGGACGTGATGCACGCGCAGCGCATCGCCACGCAGATGCTCAAGCGTCATCGCGATTCCATGACGGTGCGCGTGCCGCTCCGCTATGCGTCGTTCGCGCTGACCGTGTGGGATACCGTCGCCTTCACCCTGCCGGACTTCGGGTGGACCGCGAAGCCGTTCCGCGTGATCGCGTGGTCCTTCGACCCTGGAACCGGCATCATCAACGTCACGCTGCAAGAGGAACAGCCGCAAGCCTATGCCTTCACGCCCGCCGAGGCGCAGGCGCTGCCGGCGTTCCCGTCAACGACGCTTGTGAGCCCATTCTCTTTGCCGGCGCCTGCCGGCTTGGCCGTGGCCGAAGAACTCTATGCGACGCGCGACGGCGCCGGCGTGCGCAACAAGGCGGTGCTTTCTTGGTCGCCGGTCCCCAATCCCTTTGTGACGCAATACGAGATTCAGTCGCGGCCCAATGCGGCAGAATCCATCTGGCGCAGTGCCGTCAGCGTTCCGGGCGATACGCTCACGGCGGAAGTGCTCGACCTGGCGGCAGGCTCGACGGAATTCCGGGTGCGCGCTCGCACGAGCGTCGGCACTGGCGCGTGGGCGGAAGCGACAAAGCAGATCGGCGAACTCGCCGCAGTGCTGCCGGCCGATATCGCGGACTTCAACATTCAGATTTCCGGCGGCATGGCGTGGGCGCGATGGACCCGGCATCCTGATCTAGACGTGCGCGCCGGCGGCCGGATCGAATTCCGCCACCACCCGGAAACCGGCGGCGTTTGGGCGAACGCGACAACCATCGGGGAATCCGTCCCCGGCGATGCGAACTTCACCGCGCTGCCGCTGCGCACTGGGCGATACTTCGCCAAGGCAGTGGACGCCGGCGGTCGCTACAGCGTCAACGCGGCTTCGTTCTACCTCGTGGGCGATGGGCAGCTTGCCTATACCAATCTGATCACCCGCACGTTTGACCCGACATTCCCCGGCACCGGCACAAACACGGCGGTGGTGTCCAGCACGCTGCGCCTGGCTTCGCTGGGCGATGTGGACAGCGTTGCGAGTTTCGATGCCATCGCAGACCTGGACAGCCTCGGCGGCATCGCCCCTTCGGGCGAGATGGTCTTCACCGGCGGCGCCGGCAACCTGAATTTCGGCGCCGTGCAGAATGTCCGCGTCACGCCGACGCTGCGCGCCACTGTCGTGAACACCCTTGACCAATGGGATAGCCGCGGCAGGAAAATGGACACCTGGGCCAGCGTTGACGGCATCGTTGGCGGCGAGGCCGATGCCTGGGTTGAATTTCGAACGAGCCTGAATGGGCTTGGCACAGATTGGACGCCGTGGGCGCGCCTTGATGGCGCCGAAGTCAGGACATGGGTTGTGCAAACCCGCGTGCAGCTTCGTAGCTATGACCCGGCGTTTAACATCCACATCGATCAACTCCGCATCTCAGCCGATCAGGTGGTGTAACCAATGCCTCAGCACGATCTAGACATTGCCAACGGCGCCGGCAACGTGGTGCGCGCGGACATCAACGCCGCGCTTGTCGCGCTCGGCACGCACCAGAAAGGGCCGACTGCGCCCGCTGGTCCGGCGGCCGGGTGGATTTGGATTGACGACAACACCCCTTCGGCAACGCTGTGGACCGTCTTTATCTATGACGGCGCCGCGTGGATTCCGATCGGCTATCTCGACACCACGAACGACCGCTGGCACTCGATCGGCGCGCCCATTTGGGCGGGCACGGCGGGCGGCACGGCAAACGCGCTGACGATCACCACCACGCCGGCGCCTGCGCGCTTCCCTGGCCTGATCTACTCGTTCCTAGCCGCCTCTGCGAACACCGGCGCCGTTACGCTGAATGACAACGCGATTGGCGCCGTGGCCATCCGCCGGCCTGACAACGTGGCGCTTCTGCCGAACGACATGATGCCCGGCGATGTGGTGCAGGTTGTCTGGGATGGGTCGCTGTGGCGCATGACGGATTGGCCGGAAGCGTATGTGCGCGAGGATCGGCGCGTCGCATCCGCCAGTGCGCAGATTGATATTGCGCTGCCGACTGGCTTCACACGCTTTCGGCTGGAATTCGATTCCGTGCGGCCGGTGACTGACGCGGCGGCGCTTATCATGCGAACAAGCATCGACAACGGCGCCACCTTTGCGTCGGCTGCCTCCGACTACAACCAGACGCTCGACACGTCGCGCCCTGGGTCAAGCAGTGTCACGTCCGCCACGGCCCTGAGCGCGCACATCACACTTTCGGCGCAGATGGACACCGCCAACACCGGCGTAAGCATCAACGGCACGGTTGACTTCTTTATTGGCGACGGCACGCGTCAGCCTTGGTTCAACGTGCAGTCCTCCACGCTTGAAGACAGCGTTGCGGCGCTTACCCGGCTGGGTGTTGTCGGGCTTCGCGCCTCTGCGACGCCGATCAACGCAATCCGGCTGCTGATGACTTCCGGCAATATCTCGATCGGCACATTCCGGCTTTACGGGGTGCGCTAATGCAGATGCGCGACGGCGAAGGAAACCCGCTGCCGATCGACACTATGTCCGCCATGCTTCGGCGGCGGTGGGGCGACGATCTGGCGCAAGTGCGCGCCGGTGCTCTTGCCGAGATCGACGCCGCGGCAGAAGTCGCGCGCGGTGCGTTCATTACGCGAGGCGCCGGGCAGGCGATGGAATACCTTGCGACGGAAGCCGAGGCGCGCGCGTTCAACGCGGGAGCGCCCGGACCTTTCCCGTTTCTCGCCGCCGAGCGCGATGCGCTGGGCAATGGCGTGACGCTGGCGCAGGTGGCCGCCGAGGTTCTGGCGCAGGCAGGCGCCTGGCAGGTTGTCGGCGCCGCGATCAAGCGCACGCGTCGGGCCGGTAAGCTGGCCGTCGAGGCCGCCGCGACGGTGGAGGAAGTCGCGGCTGCGCTGGCTGCGATTGAGTGGCCGCAACCGGGGGTGGCGCCATGAGTGAAACACCCGACGAAGCACACGAGCGCCGCGTGCTGCGATGGGATGGGACCGTGACTGCTGGCAACGTGCTGACCGCCGCGGCGATGGTGATCGCGCTGCTGGCTTGGGGGTTCCGGCTCGAGGCCGCGAACGACCGTGCGCATGACCGCATTGCTCGCCTGGAGATTGCCCGCGAGCGCGACGATCGGGAGACCGCCGGCTTGCGGGAACTGGCGGCAGGAATGCGCGCGGACCTGTCAGCCATTCAGCGCACGCTGGGCCGCCTTGAAGCGGTGATGGACCAGGACCGGCGCCGCACCGCCCCATAGGAGACCGACCATGCCGCCAGGACTGGCCCATGCGCTGCTGGCGCTGGGGTTGCAGGCGCTTGTCGCCGTGCCGCTGCTGGCCACGCCAATCGGCGCCGTGCCCGCGGCCGCGCTGGGTGGCGCGCTGGCGGCCGGGTTCTACCTGGGGCGGGAGCGCCGGCAGTCGGAGGAATGGGCGGGGTCCAACCGGATTCCACCCTGGGTGTGGAAGCCGCGTGCCCTGCGGGATCTGGCCTGGCCGGTGCTGGCGGTGGCGGCCGTGGTGGCGGCCGTCGCGCTGGCGCGGCCGGCCTGGTCGCACGGGCTTGGCTTCACGGCCGAGGAAGCCGCGTGGCTCGACCGCCAGCGGTCGCACGACGGCACGAAGTGCTGCGACGTGCGCGACGTGCAGGTGGGGCAGGGCGTGGAATGGCGCCTGTCCGGCGGGCGGTATGAGGTGCGCATCCGTGGTGAATGGCGCGCGGTGCCGCCCGGCCGGCTGATGCGCCACGACGCCGCCGACCCCACGCCCTGGCCAGGCCAGGCGCTGCTGTTCTGGTCCCCCGCGCCGCACGCGCCGGAGGGGTTCTTCCTGTGGTGCTTCTTCCCGGAGCCTCTGACATGACCGACCTGTCCCCGCTGACCCAGGCGCTGGTGGGCGCCGCGGCCTCGGCCGTCACGCTGCTGGCCGGCGTGGTGCTGGCCCGCCTGCCGCTGCTGCTGACCGCGCTGCGGGTGTGGATCAACGGCAGCGACGCGACCCTGCTGCGCCACGCGATGGACAACGCGGCGGTGAATGCGGCTGCGCTGGTGCAGGGCGGGCAGCCGATGGAACGCGCCATCAACGACATGGTGGGATACGCGCGGGCGAACCTGCCGCAGGCGCTGGCGCGCCTGAAGGTGCCGCCGGAGACGCTGGATGCGATGGCC